CTCGAATCTTGTTATTCTCTGCGGTGTCTTCACGATAAATCCAGGTAAAAAACTTAACGAAAAATTGAATTACTTTAGGACTATACATTGTGTATTCCATTGCTTGTACATCTTCGTCCGACCAAGCTAATGCTCGACCATTCTTAACGTTCCGCAACTTCTTCTCCATCTTTAACCAATCACTTCCATATGGATTAATGCCTATAGCATATCCTAGGTCGATTGCGTGGTCCAGAGTGTGACCAACAACTTCCTTGAAAAACATCTTTCCTACTAAAAGCCAATCTAAACCAAAAGCACATATAGCTCTGCCGTCTCCAGCAGCCACTTTCGCGCGTGGTAAAGTTTCATCAGCTTTAAGATGGAAACAGACGTCCGGTCTCAAAGTTTTTGTGGTCAGTTCATCAATAAGATTTCCGACATCAATCTTTATTCTTTCATAATGCTTAGGGAAAACACCACGACAAGCTTCTTCACGTATAGGAATCATATCTTTACGATCTAATTTCTCTAACGTATAAGGCAATCCAGCCGATGTATTGGTAACAAGCGGCTTGATATTCTTTCCATTTCCATATAGTGTATGAGGCCATGCGTCGCATACATCAAATTTAGGAGTAAAATCTAAATAACCACTCTTCATTGCATCTTCGGTCCAGGATAATAATTCTGGGTCCAAAGTCACATCATTCTGAGTTAGTTTTTGGAATTTGCTCTCAAGAGGATTCTTTCCAGGAATCCCTCTGACATTCACTGGTAATTTCGTAGGATAACGTTGATCAAAGATTTTGTCGTGCATGTAAATATTTCCTTCCATATTGACCGAAGGAACTTGCCACTCGTACTTCTTGGCTGGTGATTTGACAAAGGCTTTCATTGAGTTGTACCACAAAGATTGTTTGATCTTTGATGGCATATTTTGACTCACGAAAGGCCCTGGTTCAGTCATCTCAAAACCGGTATTGGTAATAGGTGTCAATCCTGACTGTGCTTGTAGCTGAATCTTTGGATTGCATAACAAAATGGCATGGCCAACTTTTCCGTTGATACCTGCAATATGCATGCCTAATAACTTACCGGTCCAGATTCCAGTAGAACCCTGTAAAATAGATCCACACCAACCAGGTCCAGAATTGCAAGGATATCTAAGATTAGCAGCTAACATGTAAGTTTTTCCTCCAGATGTCTGGTAAGTGTCTTGCGACCAGGATGTTCTAGCATGTAACTCTCTCATAACTTTATTTCCGAATTTGTCGATTCGTAATAATTTAGAGTTATCTAAGATAATATCGCTCTTTAGGTCTTGGGGTGGAACCATAGTGTTCGTTATATCTCTGAAGGTACGGTGATAGTTGTTCGGTAATTGACAATCGACTAGGTCGATCAAATTTGGTGAAATGTTATTAATATCAGTCATGTTGCCAATAGCAGTGAATTTTGAATTAGTGAAGTTGCATTCAGACGTTTGTACTTCTGTCCAGCCATCATCTCCGAGATGTTTAAGATAAAATTTATCTCGGAAAAGAGCTTGAAAGTGACGACACATCATCAAATTCTTCCCATCAGTTCCCAAGGCGTTTCCAAGGATATCTCGTTTGTTGTGCGAAACTAAAACTAGATTTCGTTGACACATATTGTCTGAAAACTCTTGAGAGGCTTGTTCATTGGGTGGTATATCTTTGAGTCTAGAATAACCTGAGCCTTGCGGTTTCAGTGAATCCTCTTCTTCAACTTCAGTATCAATTTTAGAAAATTTGGAATACTCGACAAAATCGTCAAAGTTTTCCTCTATCTTCCATAAATATTTCAATATGACAAAGAGCAAGATAATAACCATACATAAACTACAAAATGAGCCAAAAGTTAGGTATTTAGAGATGTGACTGCGATCATAGCCTTGACTAATCTTGTCGCAAAGTCTCTCAAACTTTTGCTTCCAACCTAAGTCCTCATACAAATCTTCACCTTGGGATCTTTTGGGAACCGAATCGAGAAGTAATCGTGTATTCAAAACAGAAATGAGAAGCGTGCCTAAAGGTCCAGAATTGAAGTTAGGAACAAAGAAACAATTACAAACGAGGTCACATGTGTCACAACGTTTTCCAATTGATTTATGGAAAGGCGTCATTTCTTCATAGGTTATAGTCCAGTTGTTTTCGAAAGGTAATCTCGCTAGAAGGATCATTAATTTTTCCATAGAGTGATTTAAATTGCTCATAGGTAATTTTTCTAAGACCTCCATAAATTCAGATTTAGTTTTGATTGCATTGAAACAATCCATTAAACAAAGTGTCTGTTGTGATATAAAAACTTCGTCACCACAGTAACAAATTTTCTTATGTTGTTGATAACATATTTCACAGTCGTAAGATTGTGCTTCTAAACTGAAATTGGAAACGACCATGTTCTTAATGCTTTCTCCAATACTCACAGCTTCTTTAGAAGTTTTCTGTAAAGTCTCGGAAGCCTTCATTTTAGTTTCGAATTCCGCCATCGTCATTTTAAGGGTTTCAATTCGAATAATATCTTCATTGAAAAGCCTTGTTTCATCGGTCTTCTTGGTTAATTGGAGCTTTGCTTTCGCTTTTAAGTGCTCAACAATTTCGAACCAATTGTACATTCTGGAGCGTTTGGTTTTGAACGCATCACCATTGGATGTAGGGAT